TGCAAAAAGTTGAGGGCTTTTTTGTTGGGGAAGTATATTTTTGTTACTTATTTGTTATTTATTAAAAAACATCATTTTAAAATATTATTAAATAACTAATGTTAGATAACAGACTTAGATTATAAATAACAGATGTTGGATAACAAAAATTACTACTTACTCTTTAAACTATTCTTTTTTATTTACCNCTCTTTCATCATTTCTTTTTTCCAGATATTTCATATCCTTATCATAGGTCTCTTTATCAACTTTTTGGTCTATTCTACTTTGCATTATTTTATGATATCCCCATAATATCCCTGCTGTTGTTAATATCCCTGGAGATATTTTTATTAAGGCTGTTATTATATCATCATACATTTTCTTTCTCCTTCTTTCTAAAAAACATCCAGCCAAACATTCTGACACCTCTGTACATTAAAACTCTTTTCCACTTAGGTACTCCTAAACTTTTCATAAGCTCTAAGAATATTTTATCAGCAATAG